GGATTTGGTTAACAGTTCCACCCTCTTTGTTTAGGATAGACTTAATAACCTCTACTTTGGCTATTTGAGTGAATTTAATTGATTCAGATGATTTTAAAGCCTCTATCTTGTCTAACTCTGCTTGTCGTTGCAGCTGTGCTTTAACTTTCTCTAACTTTATCTCCCCTTCCGATTTAGCCTTAGCCGCCTCGATAGCCGCCTCCGTATTTGATTTCGATTGTTGGATACCTTCTTCCATTTTCGCCTTCCTACGCTTCTTTTCTCTTGATGCCAACATATAACTTGCATACTTTATGTTAGACTTCGCCAATAGTCGTATATCAATAGCATCTTGGAGCGTGATAGTATCGTTAGCTAAACACACCTGAATGTTCTGTTCCAACATTTGTGCTTCCTTATCATCTAAGATTGCTTCGATTTTAACATCAAACTGTGCCCTCTCGAAATCATCTGTTCCCTCTACACGAATATATTCTACTCGGTCTGAACCTAATGCTTGTCTGTATCCATCGTAATAAGTAATGCCATCCTTTTTGCCATACACCAATATATCCCATAACCGCATTTGAACAATTCTTGCAGTTCTCTTATACATATTTATATAGGAATTGTAAATATAGTTGGACGCACTCTCCCCGATTTGCCTTGCATCTTGCAGAACTTGTTTTCCTACCGCTTGGTTGCTTAACTGACCTTCCGCTAAGTTGTTTGTACCCACAATACGCATTAATTTATCGTACTCTGCGTTCCATACACCCATTAACTGATTCAGCTTATCGCTAAAAGGTACATTCTTTGGTTGTATCGGTGCTTGTCTTTGCCCCTCTCCATCATCTTCTTTCCTTTTGTAGTACTGAATACCCGTTTGTTTGTATATCCTGTAAATCTCAAATGGAGATAGGTTTTTTAAGTCTTGCCCTAATGTAATATCCGACATTGTGGAAATATCTACCTCAAAGCCATCGGGTGCTGCTGCTGCGATTATCTTTTGTTGCTGTAACGCCACCAACTGCATAATCTTAATCGAGGGTATCATGGTTTCAATCATTGGTTTGTTTACCATTTTATGATTGTTATACATGAACACTACGTAAGGCAGTTCAATCTCCGTTAGGTTAGCTTGTGGCTTAATCATGTTCTTAGCCAATCCCCACGATAATACATAAGGCGTGTCTACAATATGGATACCGCAGTACTCTACAAAGTACGGTTTAGTTTTTTTGTATTTAGAACCTTCTTCTTCTTTGGAAAACCACTCTACCTTAGTTAGCTTCTCACTACCAAAACTATCGTTCCAAACCTTGTACTTTAATCCGTACAGGGTTTTTAAAGATAGCATTACTACGGTAACGGTAAATGAGTCATACGGTCTTGCTAATGCAGAACCCCATTGTGGATTCCAATCCCATGACCACTCATTCGCATTACCATTAATGCCTTTTTGGCTTCGGGCAAGTTCAAATAGTTTTTCTTCTGTTATCTTGCCGGGGTATTGTAAGCGAATATCCATGATACTCATTTGGGTACAACGACCCATGTATTGAGCATCTTCTAAATCGTCACGCTCCGAATAACCGCTAATGATATTTTCGGGTTTCTCAAATGGAGTTTTAATCCTGCCATTCGGGTCAATATATGGGCATATCATGGATATACCACAATTAATTAGGTCTGTAAGGATTCTATCTTTGATTACGTCTGACCAACTGTTATCATAAAAAACAAGGTCAATGCCCTGTTCCATGATTACTTCTTCCCTCTCCTTGTAGTTAAATCCAAACTCAATATCTATTTCCGCTTCACTTTCAGGGTCGTCATCATTAAATTCCTCTAACTCTATTCCCGATGTTTCTTGAAGTTGCATGATTTGCTCTTTATTCTTTAGCTTAAAGAGTGCATTGGCTTTGGCTTTTTCCTTTTTTGTTTGAGATAAAGGGTCTACTGCATTGCATTGGATTTTCTCTATGCGTTGCAAGTATCTGTCTTTTAGCCTATTAATGAACGGGATAGCAATAGGTAATGGGTCATACGCTAAATTGATTACAGACATCTCTCCATCTAAGTCCAAAATGTCTTTAAACTCGGTCATATCCTGCATACCGAAAGCGTAAGAACGGTTGTATTCATACCTACGTTTTCTATCTGCTGCACTCTCCGCAGAACCTACTCTCCATTTTTCGTAGGCTGTACGCATAAAATTTAACCCATACTGCTCACTATTTTTATCTGCATCGGGAGCAAGTGGATTCTCAAAGTTGGATGGTATTGGCATAATCTATTTAGTATTAGACAAAACTAATGCAAATATTATAGGGTTTTTTAATAGTACTTTTTAGACTTCCTTACTTGCATAAAATTAATTAATTTGGGTTCTACAATTTTCTTTCTAAAGTCAGACTTTAATCCCATTAAGGCATACCCCCATGCCATACAAGCATCATAATCCGTTCTATCATTTATATTAAAGCCTAACATATCTTTTAATAGTCTTAGGAATTTTATTTTGTGCATCTTATTTAAAGCGTACTCTACCATTTCTGTTAGGTGTTGCTCTCTTGCTTCTTTGTCTTGTGGGGCACACCCATACACCTCTGAACCGTTTGCCCTCTTGGTTGGTATTAAATACCCATGTAATTTAGGTGCGGTTTCAGGGGATGCAAGTCTTGTATTTGGGTGCATAGCATAATCTATCCAATCCGTAGGGGCACGTTCTCCTAACATACGTATTCCGTAATACTCTAATCCCCAATATATTTGGTCAAAGAAAGCCTGTTTCGTATCGGGTCTACCCAAAAACATAGCACATGGATAGTCTGAATTTTCGGGGTCTAAACTGTCGTAACGCTTATGTATAAAACAGCAAGCGTCTGACCCCTTGTCTACCGTTTGTCTTGAATTGGCGAATGGGTCAAGCCCCCCACTCCCGAAAGAGGTATTATCGGGGCATTTTATACTTCCTTGATAGACTGACTTATTGTGATTTTCTGGAAATTCAAGGATATACCACATTCCTGCTTTGCTATCCTCAAAGTAAACCTCGCCATTTTCTCTTTTCCTGAACCGACCCCTTCTACCGTTTTCGGATAAGCCCGTACCCTCTAGTAGTGTTTCAATACGTTCTATTTGATTGGTTAGTTCCTCTAAGTTAAAGTGGCATTGGTTGTTTACGCCCCTGAATACTTCAATCCACTCAAAAGGGAATAACCTTATTTCTTCTGCCAATAATTCAGGGTCATACGCCAATATATCTCTATTTTCTTGAAGATGTTGCTTTGCCCCTATTAGTGAGTTTGGACAGGCTCTTTTGCCCGTTATTGGGTCACGAACTTCTTCTAAGTACGCTGATTGTTCTGGTGTAGGATTCTCGATAACAGAGTTACCGTACTTATCTATATATCCAAAAAATCCTCTGTACCCTTCTAAGAAAAATCGTTTAAGTCGTGATGGTGTTTGACCGATGCTGCTTAATTTACCCGTATGGTTAGATGCTATCCAAATCTTTTTGAAATTATCGCCACCTTTATCCCCCTTATTTACTGTACTAAATAAGGATACATGACCAATTACGGATGCCCCAACCAATAATGTTTTGCTAATTTTTGAAAAGCATATTTGAATATTTGCCTCCTCCCACTTTGCGCACTCATCTAAGGTTATTCTTCTCGCCCTACGCCCATCATAAGCGTTTTCGGAAGTTGCCAGCCAATTTATTCTATTGTTCTTACCCTTGTCGGCAGATACCATTCTGTTGTTTGCCGAAATTCTCGCTCTTGGTTTGGCGATATGAAGTTCTGTTTCTGCCACCTTCGCTAATTCAGGGATAAGAAATTCTGGTAGTTTCTCTAACCCATTCTTAACCATTAGGTACATTTCTTTGGCATCGCCACCCGTTTTAGAAACAATACCTTGCAGGGTATTTTCTTCAAGAAGTCCAATTAAAAGCATGATTGATGCCGCCATTGAGGATAACCCAACCCTACGACCCTTGATACCGCAGTCCCCTAATGTAAAATCATCATCCTCGCATAGCTTGTAGAAGTTTAGATATTCTAAAGAGGTGTCTTTATATATCGGGTATATATCCTCTAATAGCTTGAACCATTGATGAAAGAAATAACAGTATTTATTGAAGTAGGTAGGAAAACCATTTATGAAAACCCATTCGCCATGATGTAGTCGGTGTATTTCTTCGATAAACCATTCCATCTGACCCGACTGCGGTGCTTGATGCCATAGAACGCCCTCTTTTACGTCTGTATTCCAATCCCATTGTAGATACGTTTCATCCCTGAACCAAATCTGATCTTCGGTTGGTAACTCAAATCCACGAATTTTATACATATCGGGGACAGGTGGAGTAACATAGTCTATGCCCTGAATAGACGACCTTATAGGCTTACCCTCTTTCCATGTTCTTACTCTTGGAACATATTCAGCATCAGATTCCTGTGCCTCTTGCTTCCTTTTC